TGCGTACCCCTTGCATATTCTTGAACCGTGATTTCTGGTTCTTTGATAATACGCACTGTATCACCAAAATTTGCGATTTCACCAAAGTAATCACTGTTGGTAATATCTTCAATCACGCTAGTTTTACGGAAAGCCGATTGTACCTTCTTACTGTAAATAACAGGTGAGAAGTTACCGTTAGGTAGGTTTCCGTAACCAGCAGCAGTCTTAAAAGCCATTGGTCATCTCCTTTCGGCTATTATCGAAACGAGCCAACTATTGACAATTCAAGGCTACATCTTTAGGGTGAGGAAAACCTGGCCTAACGAGTGTAGGTAGTTGAAACTTCTTCAGTTAGCATAAACAGGAAGGTAGTCTTATTACTAAGAGGCTTCCGAACACTAGCAAATACCTATGCTAGTTTTAATAATATACAAAGTATATCACATTTTAATTAATTTGTCAAGACTTTTTTATCTTGCAGCACCAGTTAAATCGTATATAAATGTACCATTTGCTATAGATTCTGTGATTGCTTCTTCATTCTTTTCCCATTCTTTAGAGGAAAGACTTTTTACGCGAGACTCAGACCAAGCACTTTTGTCTTGTGTCTTTGGCTCTTCTGCTCTTGACGTTCTTTTAATTGACTTAGCTGCATCTTTAGTATTAGCTTTAGGCTTAGTCTTTTGTGTTTCTAGTTTATATAAGTCTATAGCTTTTGCTGCAGCCCTTGGGTCATTGTCATTTTCATACAGTGCTGACTGTATCCACTTTGGCTGTTCTGCAACCCACTCATGGAATGCTTCATCAGCCCTAATCTCTGCAAAGTCTGGATGTAGCTTCTCTAATTCAGCTTCAGCTTTCTGTAACTGAACTTGAGTTTGCATTTCATCTACATATTTAAGTCTTTCTTCTACATCTTTTCTAGCTTCTATAGCTTTCTTTGTAGCAATAGTTTCTACTATCTTTGCAACGTCTGGATACTTTTCAGTCCACTCTTCTAACTCTTCATCAGACTTTGGTAGTTTTACTTGCTTCTTTGTTAAGCTTTCTACCTGCTGTTGTAATTTACGTAGTTCGTTTGTATGTTGATCCTGTAGCTGTTGAGTGTGTCTCCTGAGATCACCGTACCTTTTCTTAAAGGTTTTTTCTTCAGCATCTAAATTCTCATCAGACTCTTCTACTTCTTCTGTAGGATTTCTTTGAGCCTCTAGTTCTTCGATTTCTCTTTCTTCTTCTTCAATAGTCTTTTTAGTGTAACGCATAGGTGCGTTTTTTACTTCTTGTTGTACTGCTTCCATTTTATTTACTTTCTTCTTATGGGGCTACTAGTAGCTTCTCACCGCGAGAAGGGTAGTAGGTAGCCAATACTAATGTCACACCGTTACATCATTTTTAGGTGACATTAAACTTGCAAGAGGAACATAACCAACTCCCTCTATGTATACATTTTTAGTTATTAAGTCTGAAACTACGTCATCAACTTTATCTTGTTTTATATTTTCTTCTTTTATTTCAAGATCCATATCACCAGGTTGACCCATATCTTTTTCTGCTGCTTCTCTGGCTGCTGCAGCTTTCTCAGTGACATCTATCCCCATTCTTTCACCAAGTTTTCCTAAACCATACAAACCTCTCTCTACCAAACCTTTCTTAGACTTTTCAAAGGCTACATCTAGTTCTGTAGCAGTTTTATCTAATCCTAACGCTTCTCTTTCATTACTAGGCATACCTCCTCTTTCTGTGTCAGTTAACCCATCTTTATCTTTTTCTCTACCTTCAAATCCAAGTTCTCCCGGTCCTGGTCCACCATAAGTTCCTGGATCTGGTCCTGGTGCTGGACCGCCAGGTTCGCCCATACCACCCATTGGATCATCTTTACCAGGATCTTGATCAGTTGAGCCTGAGTGATCTCCTGCACCAACATCACCACCATTAGTCATCATAAGTGGCTCTGGACACATCATACCTTTTGGTTTAGCTGATGCAATAATAATAGTGCCTTTGGTTACACCTTCTTCTGGTTCTTCTCCTTCAGCAAACTTCATCTCAGTATCGTCTTGTTCAGGCTCACCATTTTCATCTACATTCTGGATCATGCCTAGATCTTCCATTTGCTGTATCTCAGCTAGAACTCTACGATGCATCTCTATAATACGCTCTACACCTAGATATCTTACTACATTAGCAGGTAGTACATATTCTCCTTCTGACAAGAGTGCAGGTATATCATCTGCTACTTCTTTAGGTTTAGCTAATGGTGGAGGATCTGCTGGTTCCTCTTCATCATCTTTACCATCAAAGTCTGCTTTGACTTCACCACCTTCATTAAAGTTTATTATTACGTCATCTCTCTCATCTCTAGGATCAGCCTCACCTCCTACGTCTGTAGGATCATCATAGAAATAATCTGCACCGATATTTAGTTCTGATTCAGAATCTCTTCCTGTATCAAACCCACCTCTAAATAAATCTTTTATAAAGGTAAAGTCTCCAATTACATCATCGTCTTCATCTCTAGGATCTGCTTCACCTATTGGTGTGGGATCATCAAAATCACCCATTTCTTCTCTTTCAAACCTAGCTCTAACTAAATTATCATCCTCATCAAATGGATCTAAAGTTGTATCTCTAGGTGTTTGTGAAACTTGTGGAAAAGACATTTGTGCATCTTCTTCTTCATCTCCACCTTCATCAACAGGATCAACGATAGCATAGTTAGGTGTTGAATCAACAGGAATATCTGGAAAAGACATTTGTGCATCTGCTTCCTCATCTCCAGGACCCATAGGTTCTTTATCTTCTCTATCCCGATTAAAAAATTGTAACTCTTTTCTTAATGCTGCAGGATCTACAGGGCTAGATTTTTGTTGTGTAATTAATCGTGGACCCATAGCATCTGAAAGCGGATCATCACTAGTTTCTGCTGCTTTTCTTTTTTCTTCTCTAGATAATCCTAGCATTTTATCTGTTTGTTCTTCTAAAGTAGATGCACCTGATTTTTTTGGAAGTACTGTTTCTTCAAGAAGTCTTCCAAAACCTTTTTTTAGAAATTCCATGATGCTTCCACCTTGACTACCTTCGGGAGCATCTTTTACTTCAAGTCCTTTAGTTTCTTTACTTTTATCTGGCCTCTCTCTTGGAATAGGGGGCTGTTCATCAGGTTGTGTTAAATTTTCTGGTAACTTTACTAATGTTCTATCTTTATTACCTGCTGTATTAAACTTATGTCTTTTAAAAGTAACTACGTTTACATCTTGACTTTTATCAGGTTTTGCATTTAATCCTCTAAATCCTGTTGCATTTAGTAATGATAAAAGATCGTCATTTGAAATATCTTTTACTTCTTTTTTAATTTCATTTGCTAATGCTATTTTATTTGCTGCTAGTTTTATAGCTTCAGTTACTTGTTGTTGTTCTCTTGGATTTAATCCGTTTACAACTCTTCTATTACCAGTTACAGGTTCAAATTGGTTTTTACCTGTTAAGATACCTTTAAATGTTTTATCTTTAGCTTGGAAAAGACCTATTCTAACACCTTGATCAATCATGTCTTTTCTATTAAATATAGCATTGGCAACTAATGCCATGCCTAGCTGACCTTCTCCACTAGCCTCATACCAGATTGTTCTATATAACAAATCATCTTCATTAAGATTATCAATTATATTCCTAGCTGTTCTAGGATTTAATTTAGGTTTAGGAGGAGGTGCATTTCTTCTAGGTCTACGAGCCATATCAAGTTCCTTTAGCAGTTGTCTGTATCTCTAGTCGCATACTTTCCATACGTTTAAGTATGTGAAGTTGTCCTTGCGCTCTGTATATTTCTATATCATCATCACTTTGTTCTAGGATACGATAAGCATCTTCTTTTTTTGTATTCAGGTATATTAATAATAGTTCATCAAAGTCTGGTTGATTTACTAACGGTATTAAATCTTTTGCTGTCTTCTGATCAAGCATTACCACCTGCCTGTTGTTGCAACATAGCCATTAGTTCTGGTGGTAGTTGTTGTCCTTGACCACCTTGAGCCTGTTGCTGTTGCTGTTGTGTTCCTGCATTAGGACCACCACCTGTAGCAAACCCTTGTTCTCCTGGTGCAGGTGCTTGTCCAGTTCCTATATTACCTCCACCTGTTCCTGTTGGGTCCATAGGTTGTGGGTTTTGCTCTGCCATCTGTTGTTGCATTTGCTGTAGCAGTATAGCCTGTCTAAATGCTTCTTCAGGATTGTTTGTTACCTTCTCTACATCCAGATCCATTGTCGCTGCTATCTCACGCATAATGTATGGGAACTTAGCAAACGGTGCTAATACAGGACTGCTTGCAATCTGTAGGAAACTAATAAGACGTTGTGACCTAACTTCGTTCTTCATAAAGCTTTCTGTGCCTCTAGCTCTAATCTCTAGATCACCTTTTATGTCTGGATCAAAGTCAAACTGCATATTGAATGCAAACAATGCTTCACCCATAGGACGTAGCATATAGTCATCCATGTTCTTAATCACGGTACGTATTGCATTACTGGCTGCACCCATTAGCATAGATATACCTGATGCAGTTCTACCTGTACCCATAACACCTGTCTGTCCGTATGAGTATGATGGTAGTCCTGATGACTCATCAGACAATACTCTTGCTTTATCAAACAACATCATATTTTCACTTGACACGTTTGGAAACTTAGTACCAAATATAGCTTGACCTGGCGCACCACCTTGTCTTCTAAATATCTTACCAGGATATACTGTAAGATCCTGACCTGGTGCTAGGTTTGTCTCGTCAACCTCAATCAATAGATTACCAGATAAGATAGCATTGTCAACAGCTAATCTCATAAAACCGTTCATTAATGTTTGGGTATCGTCCATGTTCTCTGCTAGACCTACACCAAAGAAACTGTATGGGTTGATCTCGTATGGACTTGCAACGTATGGGATACGCTTTGGTGTGAATGGATTAATTACAAATCGTAGGATCTCTCCATTACAAACCCAAGCATTGATCTGTATCTCATCATCTTCTAAAAACTTCTCAGGTATTTCTAGACCTTGGTTCTCTACAATCTCTCTATCTACTGTACCCCAAAACTCTAGTACCTGAAATCTTTCTACATCACCACTGTAGCTAGAGAAACCTTCTCCACCAAAGTCTGATGCAACATCATTATCATTTAGACTTTCTTCCCACCACTCTTGATTGTAGCTTTCACCATACTTGATCGCATCATCGATAGCATTTGATCTAAAGAATGGACGTTTCTTCAACGCTCTTAGTTGTGGTCTAGTCATGCGATGACGTTCTACAGTATACGTAGCGTCTTCCATATTGTATGCATCTGGATCAGGATAGAAATCCCAGACAGATGTATGTTCTACTTTTGGAATTGTTTTTATAATAGGATCGTAGTCACCTTCTTCATCCCAATTAGGATACTCTTTGTCCAATGCGAATGGACCTTTCATAACACCTGTACCAAACAGCACACACTCAAATACAGAGAACCTTAATTGTTTTGTAGCTGATGACTCTTCTAGCTGATCCTTAATCTTCTTTTCCATCCTCTTAGCTGCAACCATAGCAGGATGAAACGTAACAGCAGATTGTGTTTGACCTGGCCCTTCTTCAAGACCTTCGATATCTTCTAGGTCTTCTTGTTGTGGTCCTAGTCTATCTCTAAGCATATCGGTAGTATCTCCTGGTTGTAGATCATTACCATCACCAGGACTACCATATATATCTCTGATCTGTTCTAATGCTTGCTCCTGCTCCTGTTCTTTTGGATCTACGTGAACAGTATCAGCCACACCTTCAGGCAATGCAGTCGGTTCTACGCCAATAGGAAATCTATTCTGACTAAACAAAACATCTACCAGTTGACCATATGCAGCTAGAACTTTTGTTTTAGTTACTTTAATAAATACGCGAGATTTTTCTGTTTCTGTAAACTGTACATCAGGTCCATATATACCACGATAGTTTTTATATGCCTGTACCCATCGTTCTTCATCAGAATATCTTCGTGTCCTTGCTCTTTCATAACGAGCTTCAACGTACCCAACTAAACTATCATAAGGACGTTCATCTTCAGTTTTTTCTTCTAAGGCACTCAACTCATTTTTGTCTACCATATTTTTTCCTTTTTGGCTGCAAGGTTCTATTTAGTTTCTTTGATACAACTGCTAGGTTTTTTCTTCTATTATCTCTAGGATTACCATTTTTATGATGTACCTCCATACCTTTTGGAGGATTTAACATTCTTCTAGCTTTGTTTCTTGCAGCTCTATCTAGTTTTCCTTTAGCTGTTCCTTGAGTTCTAACATACTCTTTGCGATAATTACGTGGTTTTTTCATGTTAATCCTTTGAGTATGTAGCCCATATAAATGTTCCAGCAGCAAGCATTAATGCTAAAACTATAAGTATATATACAAAAACCATTTTCAATATCCAAATACTGAATCAGACGGTTGATACCTTCTCTTTGGTGTATTCTCGTATGCTACTCTTACATTAGTCGGTCTAGACATTATCATATACCTTAGTGCATCATACAAGTGATCTTCAGCTTTAGTATCAACGTCTTCAGGATTGCGTGAGTCTACTGGTAATGCAGCTAACTGACTGATAAGATTTCTACAGTTCTGCAATATTTTTAACTTCGGCTCTCCTGTATCTTCCTCAACCAACAGACGCTTATGCATTTCAATCTTACCTGCAACCCTAGAACCAGGTGATCTGTCTGATGGTCTAAATCTACAACCCTCTCTATTTATTGTCTCTGCAATCGATGGTCCTACATCACCTCGTTTAGCCCAACAAGAACTATCTAACAGGGCATCTTGTATTCTACCATCATTCTCTTCTATTTCCATAATCATCTGACCTAGCTTATCAGCAGTCAAACGGTTAACGTACAACTCTCGATATATCCACAAACAACCATCAAAATCAACAGCCCCCCATAGAACAGCGGAGTGGGCTGCGTATCCGAAGTCGGCTGCTCTAATCTTTGTCCAGCCCTTCGGAATCTCAAAACTTTCGCACGTATGCACCGTCTTATCAAACTCAGGAAAAGCACCTTCTTCAACTACATCCCAATCGCCATATAAGAACTGCTTCCTCTTAACTTCAGGTAGAGAAGCAAGCATTGCAACATAACTAGAGTCTTGTGTCAAGTATGGATTATCCCATACAGATGCAGCAATAAACTTTCTAGTTATCTCGCTGGTTAATGTTTTACCATCTAACTCATACTCTATTTTCTCAGTCACCCTAGTATCTGGTTCAGCAGGATCGATAAAAACTTTCTTGACCCATGCAGACCCTATGTTACCAGGGTTTCCAGTAGCCCTCATATGAAGAGGAATAGTGGGATCTGTAGTACGCAAAGATGATCTTAAAAAGTGCCAAACATCAGGACTTGCATACTGTGGTAACTCATCTACTCCAATCCAAGAGTAAGACTGACCCT